CTAATGCGGAGGTGCTTAAAGGCCAGACTGTCATCGCCCCTCCTCTGAACATTAAAGCTGCCATAGCACTGAAGGACAAGTCTCCCCACCACGCCACCTGCATAGCGGCGAAGAAAAACTGTATAGCGGGATTGGGGTTTCTTTCCGATGCCGACTTGAATAATGACGGGGCGATTGACGCGGATGAAAAATCTGCGGCAGATATGGCATCTCTCCTCACAGGTGCGCCTTATGTTAAATCGGATGTGGACGAGGCTCTCGACCCCCTTACCCACTTCGGCTTCTCTACGGAACTGCTCACTGCTGTTGAAGATTTCCTTGACTGTGGAACAGGGTATTTAGAGGTCGTACGTACAGGGTCGGAAATAGTCTATATCGGACACCTCCCGGCGAGTTCCGTACGTGTCGTCCAGAACGGTCGTCGTTTTTATTTCCAAGTACAGGAAACCGGAGGGGCTCTTAAATACTTCAGCCGTTTCGGTATGGAACACAAAGAATGGCTCCTGTCCAATGGGCCATATAAAGGATCTTCGTCCATCGACCTCGACAACATTTCCGAGGTCATCATGTTCCAAGAACCCACGAACCGCTGTAAGTTTTACGGGTATCCTACGTGGTTAGCTGCGACCGTGGACATCGACCTGCTCAAGAAGGCGAAGCAATACAAAGCTGACTTCTACCACAACCGAGGGGTGATGGACTTCATTCTGTCCGTGACAGGTGCGAAGGTAGACGACGAAGACTGGGAAACTATCTCTGACAACATCACAGGCACGTCCGGCGCGGGAAACAATTACAAGAACATGGCTTTGAATATCGCTCAAGATAGTGCCAAGGTCGAGGTTCATAAGCTCGCGGCAGACATGAAAACGGAAGACCAGTTTGCCAAGGACAATGAGACGTTCGCGCAGAACATCGTCACGGCTCACGGAGTCCCACCACTGTTGGCGAATATCCTGATTCCCGGTAAGCTAGGAGCGTCCAACGAGTTTGTATCTGCCTTGATAGGTTTTCAGCTTCTACGCATTGGCCCAGCTCAGCAGATCGTGCAGAAGGCATTGGCTTCCACCCTTGGAAACGACAACGAGAACGGGAAATTAAGCCTCAACGAGAACGACTTCCGCCTGCGCTCCATCACATCACAGATCAATCTGAACGGGCTGGATACCCTCGGGAAGATGCGTGAGGAGGCCGCCGGAACCGACCGCGACCTCGACGACGGTGTAAAGGACTAAGCAATGGCATACAAGCCCTTCAAGCCCAAGTTCGCCAAACGAGTGGCTAAAAAGGCCGAGGACTTCGTGAAGCCTAAAATACGCAGTAATCAGTTGCGTATGAGCCTATACAAGAAGGTCGATCTTGAAGACCCTACGAAGTGGGCTTTAGTCGTACCCCAGTTCTGGGCAGCGGCACTCCACTACGGTCGAGGACGAGTAACCCCCAAAAACGCCACGGTACTTGTGTGGTTTCGAGATCCGAAGAACGACCCCCGATTATTTAACGGGAACTCTCCTATCCGCAAGTCAGAAGTCCGCAAACTAACGAAAGCCGAATTCCGTAAATGGTCGGGAATAAACCGTAAAATCATTCAAGACTATAAGAGACAGAACAATAAACGGATACTCACATCCACCGAGATCCAAAGCCTCAACCTGCCCATGATCGTGGCGAAGGTTTCCGGATCAACAAAATTCAGCAAAACAAAAGTGTACCCGTTCTTTTCCAACAATGCGGGAGGGGGTATGCAGGGCTTTTCTCAGTACGTGTCATCGGAAGCCAAGTCCGCCGTCCCTGACCATATCAGGCGGTCTTTACAGGACGCGGGGCTTCTAGATGTGGAGAAGACAATCACTGTGGGGTGAGCCTCTCGTACAAGCAGGCCTTCAGCAACAGTAGGTAATTGATACTGTCCCCGATTTTCTCGTCGATGAGTTCCTTAGACGCTACCACCCCTCCGTCAAGGTCGTTCACGATGTCCATGACGGAAATATCGTGCTTGAGCTTCATACCCATTAACGCTTTCTCAGGGGAGCAGTTCAGGATCTCTCCACCCCTGCGGAAGTTGTGGAGCTTGTCGCCTCCTCGTGAGTACTCGGCGGATTTTTGGCAGAGTATTTCTTCTGCCGTTTTTAATGTTTCTTTTACTATCTCGTTAAACCTATCGTTCTTCATTTCTGTCCTTTAAACTTCTCTAGTCCCCACACCGCGAGCCCTACAGCATCGGCTAAGTCTTTCCAGTCCCCGTCGTTCACTTTACCGACTGTGTACTTCTCGGGGTTAAGGGGTACGGGGTAATAATTCTTTTTCTTGTTTTCTGGTGCGTCCTCGTATGGAACTCGACCACCCTTCATTGTAAATTCGATCCCCAGACCTTTGAAAATACGGCGTTGTTTGATATCCTTGCGGGTTGTAGCTTTCCATTCCCTTGGAAGGGGGCAGTACTTTACATCAGCAGGGAAGGTTGCAAGGCAGGCACCTGTAACTAGGGCGAGGGCCACTATGTCCTGTGGACGCGCACAGGTGGTTCCTGTATATCGAGCATCCTGCCCTTCTACCGTGAGTATATCGGGCATGTACGCACGCCCCACAACAGAAAAGGCAGGGTTGTCGGTAATCATGGATATCGCAGCGTCCCTTGACTTTCCGCGAGGTTCACGGATAACAAACACCCGTAAGTTACTCGTGTCATCCAAAACAGCTACGGCGCATACATGAACGTCAGGATCTATCCCCATAGAAGTCATTGCTTCAGCCTCGCGCAGATGGTTACGGTTTTTCCATGGCTGTACATCACGAATTTGTATTTAGGGAACTCCCTACGCAGTTCGGCATAGGCTACACCATACCGAAAACTCATGTGACCCGAGAACGTGGCACTTACAGTAATCTCTGATGGAGACCCTACCTTCAAGGCTTCTGAGATGCTCTGACAGAAGTCAGAGAACTCCTTCCGGCGGGGTCGTCCCCGTGTTTCATTTTTACAAGTCATTATTCCCCTCGCGTCCGTAGTCCTTTAAATACAGGAAATCTAAGTGATTTCTTGCCTGATTCATCTTCACACTCCTCAAAGTAACGGATCGTTGCTTGTTTTCCTATATACTTCTCTGTGTTTTTTAGTATATCGTCACGGTCAGCGAGTGAGAACCCTGACCCGACACCTACTTCGCCTCCCTTGTAGGCAACTGTGATCGCCGTTACGGTGTCTATCTGGTGTTCCGTCCCCCCTTCTCGGACGGTGAATGGGCCGACCTCTACAGACAATATCTCCAATTCTTCATCATGGAACTCTTTCACTTTCAAGATGTCCTTGGAACGCTTGCCTTTGTACGCCGTGTTTTTACGGAGAATAAGTCCTTCCCACCCTTCTTTTTGGACACGGGCTTGCCACTCTTTGAACTGTGCCTCATTGTTTAAAATCTCTTGTTCCACAGCTTTCAGGTGAGTAGATCCGCAATCCTCTGTGAGGTACTCGACTATTCCCAACACGTCTTCGTCCCTCTCCATGAAAGGCACGTTGTCTCCCCTCCCCTCGAACCCGTCAAGGGACAGGCAATCGAATACGCAGTACCGGAAGTTCTGGAGGGTGTGGTTCTTCCTTCTGTACTCCTTCGTAATGGCTTTGAAGTCCTCGTTGCCGTTCTCGTCCACAATACACAGCTCTCCGTCTAGTACGCAGTTGTCGGGAAGGTCTGATAGTTCTTCTTCAAGGATTGCCGTGGTCGTGAACCGAATCCCTTGGCGGGACACGCAACGCACCTTCCCGTTCTCCTTAATAGCGACACATCGAATACCGTCGAGTTTGCGAGACACGAACCAGTTCCCGTCGTACAGGTCGGCAGGAGGTTCTATGTACGACACTCCCAACGCGACATTAAACTCTGTGATGAGTCCGGGGATAGCCGCGTTGATCGTTTTCACGTTAATCCCGCATTTCAGGTCGCGGTCGATTACACCAAGCATGAGGAGTCCGAAAAGCTCGTTAGCATCCAAACTCAAAGACAGCCGTGAGGCATCCTCTTTAGATGCACTCCCTTTTTTGTTGAGGTACTCCAGAGTTTGGAAGAACTTATCTTCAGTAGGGGGGAGTCCATCCCACTCGGCAAGCACCCCCTTACTCGTTAAATGGTACGTGTATTTGATTTTGTCGTAGGTATATATGAGCCACGGATGGGTACACTCAGGAGCGTCTTTAAGCAGTTCTACCTTCTCAGTTTTCTTGGTCGTAGCCTTTAGCTGTTCTACAAGAATGTAAAGTTCTTCTAATCCTTTGTTCATGTGATTTCCTCTATTTTTGATCCTCTAAATTTCTTCGTTGCTTTTCGCGCCCTGCTTTTAGTTTTATATTCGTGCGCCTCTGCACGAGGTACTCTTATTTTTTTATTGGAAGAGGAGGCGTTTAAATAGACCCCCTCGGAAAGTTTAACTACATACATCATCGTTCATAATCCCTTTTATTGGTTGGTAGGTGTCCGAAGTGAAAATAACTGCATATAGGGCAACGATAAACGCTAAAATCCTTTTTGTTATATCCATACTTTTCAATTAAACGATTCATTGCTGCCTTGGCATCTTTCCGTGAGTGGTGAGGTGCTTTTCCGTGGCACTTTCTTTGAAGCCTCTCGTGCTCGGCGGCCACTATCTTTCGGGCTATTCGGGTGTTCTTTTTCATGGAGTAGGTCGGTAGTTTTTGAGTAGGAGCAGGTATGCGTCCTTCTTTGTTAGTTGCTCGTACCTGTAGAAAAACACCTCACACCCTCCACAAGCAAAAAAATCTAAACAGTACCTGTGTGTTGTTAAGTGTAAGTTCCCGTCGGAGGGGTGAGTCTCCTCACTCAGCTCTTGGGGGTACTCGGAAGGGGTAAGGACTGTCTCATAAAAGGAGTTATAAAGTTTTTCAACCACCTTAACTTCCCCATCTAAGACTCCACCGATAAATAATATGCTTTTTCCTTCTGACATTATACTTCTCCCTTTTCTAAGGCTTCCTCGTAAGGGCGAAGAACCCCGTTCACGTAGTACGGAAACGCCCCCTTACTCCACCTGTTCATGATACAGGCTTCTGTGCCTGCTCGAACGTCAGGGGTAATGATTTCCATGCACTCTTTCAGGATACTTTGCATGTGTTCTATCCGCTCCGTGAGCCTTTCATCATCACGGATCTCCCCGAATATCTCATCGTGGATAAAGATTGTAGGTCGGACGTTTGCAGTACCGTCCTCATCGTCCCGCAAAACCTCATCGGTTCCCGCGAAGATACCCCGCATAATCTCACAAGTTCCGAGGAGCGCACCTTCAGCAGATATGGACTGAAGGGCTTGTCCGTTAGCACAGGCGCAGAAGTCCGTCCTTGCTCGGTGCATTCCCAGAGGCGTGTCATAGCAATAAAATTGCCGTTTCTTTTTATTTCCGTCCGCGTCCTCCGTCATCTCAGGTGCGTGGTCAGGGTCGAAGCATCTTTTACTGACGTGTACGAGGTACTCCGCCATCTCAGGGAACGTGGATTTCCAAATGTCCCGAAGAGTAGAAGCCGTGTCGAGGTCTACCGTGACCCCGTAGGTGGCTTTGGCGTAGGAGACAAAAGTTTTCGGGCCGAGTCCTCCCGGATACCCTAATCCTGTAGGTTTGGCAAATTTCCGATAGTAAGCGAAAAAATCAGCAAGGGTCGGTGCGTCCTCTTTTCCCATCTCCTTAAAGGTGGAGGCGAATTGTTCCGAGTCGCAGGGGGTTTCATCTTTTTTGAACTCAAGGAACAGGTCGTATGTCTCGTTGGAAGAACAATCAGCTACAATATCCCCGAACCACTCGTCGAGTTCTTGAGCAATATGGCAACCTAGATAGGCGTGGACATCCTTCCCTTCGTTGATTAGATCGCCCAGCACCGAGTACCCGAACAGTGAATGGCAAGTCTGAGCCGCTGTCCCTAATTCCATAGCCGAGAAGTCGATACTGAAAAGTTTATATCCTTCGCGGGGGACTACACACTGCCGAATACGAGGATCGACCTGCTGTCCGTTCATCGACGGGAACAAGTACATCTCGTTCTTGCCTTTCCCGCGCTTATTGGCGAAGGAGCTGGTGCGTCCGGTACGCTTTAACGGTCGGAAGCAGGAGTGTACCACTTCAGCGGGGATTTTCCCGCCTAGTTTCGAGGACTCTCCTTCAAGGATAGCGGGACAATTTTCCATCCCTTCCGCCCAGAATAGTCCCGGCAAGTAGGATGTGATTATTTTCGCATAGTTTCTGCGCTCGGCTAGTAGCCCGAGTAGCGGGTCGAGGATTGCGAACGAAGCAAGCCACTCCTTATCCACGGAAACACGCCATCCCTCGGGGAGACCATCGGGGGATTCCATTAACGTGGACACCTCATCCTGTTTAATAACACGACTGCGTTCAATAAAGTCCTCGAACGATCCTTCTTCTTTGAGCTTGGCAATCAAACTGTCCGATGCCCATACCTCCATTAACGGATTATCGAGTCCTGCTTTCCAGATGTACGCCCACAGTGCTTTATTTGACCCTTTCTCCGGCTGGCCGCCTTTCATTTTCGCCGGGCAGTTGCAGTCCTTTACGGTCTTGCCGGAGTAGTCGGGATGTTCCTTATGCCCATAGCAGTCCTTGGTATGTTCCTTGGCTCCGTTTTTGTACGGTGTAGGTTCTTTTGCGGGGATCACGATACCCTTGCCGATCCACTTTTTCTGTTCTTTCTTGTCGAGATCATCGAACACTTCGAGGGCTTCAACGATAAACTCCTTAGTGATCTTCTCTCCGTTCGCCTTGGCATACTCCGAAATGAACGTGGACAGTACGAGGGGTTTTACAAGTTTCGGGTCATTGTAAAGGGTGTCAAACTCCTCAGCGACTTCGAGAACGCGCTCCGTGTCCATCTTATTGCCTGTGGCAGTCATCATTTGGAGGGCGAAGTGTACACGAACTCGGAAGCCTTCCGTCACGAAGGGGTCATTCCCTGTACGGTCTACGAGCTTCTCACGGGCGACTTCTTGTTCAAGGAAAACGAGGAGTGTTCCTTCGGGGTCTTCTTCGCCGTATTTGATGAACTCTTCAGGCCACTCGTCCATAGGCATATCCATAACCGTCTCGTAGTTCATCCTCATTGAGTCGGCGTCTTCTTTCTCGGCTGTACGGTCGATGCCTAAGTACTTTTTTTCAAGGGCAGCGAGGGAGTATTCAGCGCGGGTTTTCACGCCATGTAATTCGATGGTGTCAATGTCTCCGGTCGCGGTGAGGTTATAGAGCATCTCGCGGATCATCGTATCGTGTATCCTCTCCTCATCGAGGGCTTTCCAGATAAACGGCACGGTCTCCGGCAGTTCTTTAGCGAGGACAGCAAGGTCAAAAGCAGCGTTGTGGCAGACGAGGTGAATATCGGGGTCTTCGATCATGTTCTTGAGCTGTTCTTT